TCGAGAGCGTCTGTGAGTGCTTGACGGCCGATGTTGTCGTAGTGCTCACCCGGTCGGAGCTCGCCACCGTCGACCGCTGAATGTGGTGCGCGGCCAGCACCGGCCGCTGTGAAGATCAGTACCCCGCGGTCAGGGTTGAGAAGGTGGGATATGTGCCGGATTATGTCGGGCCATTCGGGTGTGTGTTCGGCGACTTCGAGACATAGCGCGGCATCGAAATAGTCGACGGTGCCGTAGTCGAGAATGTCGCCGACGTGGGTGACGCGTGGCCCGTCGACCAGGTCGACCACTTCCCATGTGGACTGGGGGTGGAAAAGGTCGCCGGGGTGGCCGTTGATATCGCGGCCGCCAACGTCAAGGATCCGTAGTGGACCGGAGGTCGGCGCGAACTTGGCGACCCATTCGAGCGCTGCAGCGTGCATCAGGCGATACCCCATTTGCGTTCCGGTGTGCGGTACGGGTCGAGTCGGGCGAGCGCGTCTTGGTCCCAGCCGCCGCCGAACACTCGCATCGCGCCGAACTCGCCGAACCCGCCGGCTAGACCGAGAGGCGACGAGGGGCGGGCCATCATGCGAGCCACCTGGATCTGGCACGCTATACGAACAGGTTCGGGGGTCGGGTCGCCCCACACACCGGAGATCTGCACCAGGTTCGGACCGAGAGGCCAGGGTGTAGCCCCAGCGGTGAGCGTCGTCCACGCTCGATGATCGATCGGAGCTTCGGCCGGGCCGAGCGTGTAATCGGTGATGGTGGTGGGGAACGTGCCGGTACCGTCATCGATCTTGACTGTCGTGACAGTCGCTACCGGTGTGGCTGTGACGTCCACGAGCGTTTCGGTCGCCGCGGTGACTGTCCGGGTGACCGGGGCGAGCACTGTTCCCTTCGGGTAGAAGGTGCGGCCACAGTATTCGTCGATGTCGCGGGACACGCCTGTGATGACATCGTCAAGCAGGTCGAGCGTCGCGTTTGAAGCGGCGAGGCTGTTCATCCGCATCCAAGCGATCGCCTCGTCTTGGGTGATGTACCCGTTGACGATCGTCACTCGTCGGCGGCCTTCTTGCGTGGCCGGGTGACCCGCTTCTCGTCGGGTGCAGCGGTGGCCCGCTCAACAGGGCGTTGCACGTCACTGGAGATGTCAGCGAAGAACTGGGGGTACGCCGCTACGAACGGATGGTCGTCTTCGTAGAGGTCGCCTTCTCTGATGATCTGATCATCAGGAATGTGTGCTGTGGTGATTGCACGGACTGTCATTTGCGCTCCTGGAGATTCTCGAGGGAGGTGTGTGGGAGACAGCCCCAAGAGGTATGGGGCTGTCTCCCGAGGGACCGTCAGGGCTTGACGTTCAAGATGCGGATCGCTGAGCCGTTGACGACGTTCGCTCCGTTACGCCAGCGGGCGTACCATCCGCGCTGTCCGGTCGGTCGACCGGACGCACCGAACAGGTGTGGCACCAGTTCGATCGAGAGGCCAATCCGGTCGAGGATCAGGTACGCGGCACCGATGTCACCGTAGACAGCGATCTTCTTCCCGGCTGTCGTGACATCCGAGTCCATCTCCGAGTTGCGGTACACCTGATCACCCAGGATCGGGTCGCGTCCATCACCCTTCAAGTCGGTCATGAAAGCGAAGTAGTTGTTCGCTGTACCGAACTGACGGATCTTGTTGACGACCTTCTTGTTCATCATCCACACGCCGTTAGCGTCCCAACGGGCCGGGAGCGCTTCCTGGAGTGAGAACACGTCACCGATAACGAACGCTCCGGACCCCGCAGTGTTCACTACCGATGAACCCGAGTTGAACGCCACACCAGCGGCGATCAGACCAGCCGGTTCGTTGGTACCGGTACCACTCGTGAACTTCAGGGCCTCAAGACGGCTCTTCGCGTCGCCGAACATGACAGCGACATCCTCCGCGAGATTCGCGAGGTCGTCCTCGGCCTGAACGGTGAACGGCACAAACGCGTGAGCCTGCTCGATCTTGACGTTCGGCTGAGCCAGTGTCGGGGTGCCGTCGCCAACCTCGGTGCTCTCCGACGCGTACGACGCTGTCACACCAGCGGAGGAGACCCCCTGCCAGTTGTCGGTAGCGACAGTGCGAACAGTCGCGACCTCACGGATCGGGTTCACAGCACCGTCATTCGTGAGAATGATCGTCGGGTCAAGCGTGAACGGCATCAGATAGCCGCCGCTGGAGTCCGCGGTGATCTGAAGAGCTCGAACCTCTTCCACTGCACGGAGTTCCTCAGCTGAGAGGAGAGGCTGGGGGCTGGTGACCAGCTTGCCCCACGCCGAACGGTACTCGGGTCGACCTGTGGCGATGATGTGGCGGGCGAGAGCCCCACCGCGGTTCGTTCGCTGGTCGCGGAGCAGTTCCTCTGCACGACCCTTGCGGTCGTCGCCTAGGCCACGTTCCTCGGCCACAGCACGAAACGCCCGTTCGTTGATGTCGCGTACCGTTGCCTCGTTACGAGGCGCTGCACGCAGATCAACGTTGTAGGGGTCGTCCGGTGTGGTGACAACGGAGAACGGAACATCCTTCGCGTTGTGGGCACGCTCGACGATCGCCTCGAGCTCACCGATCCGCTCCTCAACGAGCTTGATCTCGTCGGTGAGCGTCTTGGCTCGTTCGAGCGCGGCGTCACCGTCAGCAATCGCGGCGTCACGCTTCTCGGTGTCGGTTTCGTCGCCGATCAGATCTGCGATCGCTTCTGCTTCCGCGATCGCAGCATCACGGGTGGTGGTCAGTTCTGCGAGCTTTGCGCGCAGGATCTCTAGATACTTCATCGAAGGACCTCGACTTTCATCTTGTTGACGCGAGAGCGATAAGCGCCCTCTTCTGGGGGGGCCGTCGAGTGGTCCTTTGCCGGCTCGCCGGTTGCTTCCCTGCCAGTGGACGAACCGGCTGGCAGAGTCGCCGGGTTCGATCGGGACCGCTGTTCGCGGACCCGTTCGAGGTAATGATCCGTGAGGGATCGAACTTGAGCGGTAGCCCCGTCGTACGCGGGAAACACGACAGGACCGAACTCGAAGAGTCGGACCTCTTTGATCGTCCGTTCCGGCAGCCCATCGGGGTTGTGGTCGGAACGTCCGGGTTCGACATCCCATTCGTCTTTCACGACCCGGAACCGGAACGACGCCCCGAGCACCGACCCTAGGCGACGACCGTCGATAGTGGACCCTGCGAGCATCGGTAGGACCCGATCACGGTTGTAGTCGGTGTCCAGTAGCGGCACCTCGTAGTAGACGCCGGTGGTGTCCTCGGACAGTTCTTGGATCGGGCCGAGGGGAGCCCCACCAATGTGGGTGTCGAAACCGTGGTCGAACTGGACGCGAACCGATTCGAGGTTCTCCTTGATCGTTTTGGTGAACGATCCGGGGGCCAGACGTTCCAGGAAATCGCCTTCGTACCAGGAGTGGATCTCGGTCCACTGGTCGAACACAGCGAAATGGCCGTGCATGAGGCTCCCGGTCGACTGGTCGCCTGTTGCTCGTGTTTGTGGTGCTACTGACAGACCCCTGTAGAGAGATTCGCATGGCACAGATTGGATGTCCATCAGTCCTCCGATGGCTGGTTAATGGCCGGTTCCACGGTGTTTGGGATTCCGGGCAAGTCGTAGACCGGGTCAGCGAACGGCGGTTCGTCCTCAAGAGCTCGCACTTCGTTGATTGAGATCGTCTTCGTTCTGAGCCGAACCTCATACAGTGCCCACCTGGCCGCTGGATCAGCCTGGAGAATCGCGTTTCGGTTGAATCGAACGGCGACACGAGCCGGAAGAGCCGACCCGAGCGCCCGCTCGATTCGCACCAGATACGGGTTCAGCGAGTGTTTCAGGTACGCGAGATCAGCCTGCGTGACATTCGCGTAGGTGACGTTCTGCCCCGAGATCGCCGCGTAGATCATCGCTGGCGGAACCCGGAACACCCGACAGATCGATTCGACTGTCGTACGGACAGCGCCATCAACGCCCGATTCTCTCAGTGTGCTCTGCACCGACTGGTAATCGATATCGTTACCAACAACCGCTGGTTCCGGGCCGGTCGTAGCCTTAATCCACGCCTTCTTGATCGCTGCCGCTTCCTCTTGGCTCAGATCCGCGACCTTCACTTTGAGTAGCGCAGTCGGATGGCCGCC